CTAGGAGTAGTAATGAAGTCAATGATATCAGGATGATCGAGATCCAAATGTAAAACACACGCTCCATTTTTATAATGCCCTCCTCTACGGATTATTTCATTTAAGGTGGAGTAGATTTTTCCGAACGATACTGGTCCAGAAGCTGTAAGACCTTTTCCGTTTTCACTTCCTTTGGGTCTGAGCTTTGATAGATGGACAGCAACTCCTGCTCCATATCGGAGTGCATGAGAGACGAATCTCCAACTTGCTTCGATTCCATTGTTTCCTTCCATTGAGTCTTCTACAACGAAGACAGTGCATGACACTGGCAGGCGGGAGGTGGGATCATCAATCCAGTTCTGAACCCGACCAGTTCTAGATATTAAATTTGTCATTAGACTAGATCAGTTAATGTTGGTGGTAAATAGTTTTTGCTCTTTAATACTTTTCCGTCTTCTCTATATGTAGGCTTCCCATCCTCATCTAGTTTTGACATATTACTTTCATGGACTCGACGTAGAGCTTCGTCTAAATCCCATCCCATATTTGCTGCGTATTGATAGCAGACATATACAAGATCACTAAGTTCTTTTAAGGCATCCTCATGGAGAGAAGTACTATTTCTAAATAGCATTCCCTCTGATTCTAAGAACTCTTTAAATTCCTCAACGATCAAATTCTTTTGCATACGCCTCGATTTGAGAGTCTTGGAGTTTTTCACATTGAAGGATGTCCTGAACTCTTTGGCTTGTTCTAAATTCGACTTCATTCTTTAGGTAGTGGATTGCTTTTTCTAGGTCATCTATGTCATCGAACTTATGACCTGCTCTACAGACATATTTAATTACGTTTCCGAGGTGGAAGTTGAGTTCTTGATCACGAACAAAATCCCAGACTTGGATGTTTCCACGTCTGTAATATTGCGGTCCATGGGCATTGGTGGTTTCGGCCATTTCGCTAATAAGTTAGTTAAACTGTTGATTAGTACAAAGTTTTGTTTTTGTAATGCAAGGAAGACAGTCTTAATGTCTTCCACATCTGTCTCTGGGTTATTGATTCCATCTTTTAAAAGCCTAAGCTTTAGATCCTGCTCAACTGTTAATGAAGTAATCGGCTGAGGGATTCCAGAGTATGGGTTCACCTTTTTCGTGGTCATAGTCATCTGTAGTTAAAATCTTTGCTAGTCGTGCATTCATTAAGGCAGCTTCTTCTGATAAACCTTTCTCTTTGAAGGCATCTCTTAGTGTCTTCCAACTCCAACCCTTTTCTTCAAACATCTGTGTAGCTCTTTTAATACCAATGCCTGGGATACCAGCATATCCATCAGTATTATCTCCAGCTGCACTCTGTACTAGATGCCATTTAGCACCTTCGTCAGGATTGATGAGTGTGGACTCTTCAAAGTTGTATAACATTCCAGGTATTTGCCTCATATCCTTATCAGGACTGACAATAATATTACCTGGATATTGTGTTGCGTATATACCCATAGCATCATCAGCCTCAAGGGTAGGCATGGTGATTACCTCAAACTCAGTCTTGAGTTTGTTGATGACACGTTTATAGGCACATGGCTTTTTTCTATTTCGATGTCCTTTGTAATCAGCCTGAATTTTTTTTCGAAAATTATCAGGGCTACTAAAGAACAAGATGATATCGTCGAATGATCCGAAGTGACGTTGTATCTTTTTAATCTCCCTCATCACACAGGCATAAGCCTCTGAGAATTTAGAAGTAACTATGATTACGTCATCTCCAAAATCAATCTCTGTTTCTGCAGCTGCACAACATTTATATACTGTGAAGTCTGCATCAATTAATAATTTCATGTAGGTGGTTAATTGCTTCTATAGCTTTAGCAGCTCTACGTTTTCCTAAGTGTGGTAGGAACATTTTTAAGATACGTAAGACTTCAGATTTTTTATAAACACCATGTTGCCAAAATGGTTTACTTCCTGGTCTTTTTTCCTTATATGGTCCTCTTAATTTTCCATATCCAACTACATCTACATATCTTTCCATAACATCTAGATCTGTCATCTTTATTTGAACTATTCTAATGTTTGGGTTTCTGTGATCAAATGATATACAACCTTCCCCTTCAAATAAACCTGCAGCCCAAACTATATCAGTGTACCTCTGACCAATTGCTGCCAGATTTTGCCTCTGCTGCAATTGGGACTCTAAGGTTATAGTACTCTCCAGCTCTAACTGCTGAGTGTTCAAGGGTGAACTTAACGTCATCTATATCTTTTTGTTCGCACTCGTATTGAAGTTCGTCATGTATAAACGCAAGCTGATGAGTGGATAAACCAGCTTCTTTAATTGTTTCGTCTGCTATTAGTAGCCAACGCTTAGCGATTATTCCCGCTGAACATTGGAGTAAATAATTAAGAGCTTTATGTTGACTATCTACATAGATCTTTCTTCCATCGATAGCCATGATCGTGCCTGTAGAAGACCGCTTCTTAACAGCCGATAGCAGCTCTGATAATCCAGGTATGGCGGCAATGAACGCTGCACGTACCTCTTTTCCTTTAGCTCTTGCCTTATTTGGTTGTAGTTGTTTATCAACTGAGAGTCCGATCTTGGCATCGCCTGCTCCATATAAGAATGCATAAGTTACTGTTTTAACAGCTCGTCTACTAATTCCGATCTTTTCTGCATTGACTTGGTGTATGTCTCCAGTGAGGAGGATTTCGGCATAGCGTCCAGAATCGTATCTGGCGAGATAGTGAGCGAGCATCCTGAGTTCAATCCCACTAAGATCAGCCCCGCACATAACCATTCCAGGCGTGGCGGTAAATAGTTTTCTAAATTTTTCATCTGATGGTACTTGGCTTAAATTTGGTTTTCTGTGTGAACATCTAAAAGTATTTGTTGCTACTGAACAGTGGTGATGTATTCGATTAGATGTCGTAACAAGTTTCAGCCATGCGTTCACGCCGACGGATAGAAGCCCAAGCATCTTCTTTAGTTCCAGACAACGAAACAGCTTCATCGCAATATCCGTCCCAATTTCCTTTAGGACAATCTCGTCGATGACGGGCTTGCCGTTCGAGCTTATTAATGAGTGTGTCCATCCATAATGAGATGTCAGTATCCATGCGATATGGTCTCTTGATGTAGGGTTAAATTCTTTTAGTCGTTGTATCTCGCAGCCTTCAAAATAGCCTTGCGTTCTGTTATTTCGTTTAGGAGTAAAGATTGATCCTGCGACGAAAGGATGCCTGTGGCGAAGTACTCTACTAAGTTCCTCAAGTTCCTTTCTGAGAGCAGATTCAAGTTCCCATGCAGAGCGTTCATCAAAATACCATCCATGTAATTCCTGTTCTGTAAGTATCTGTGCAACCTGATGTTCGAGTGTTACGAAGTCAGGTATCGGTGGAAGTGGTCGCATAATTTTGTTGTTACTACAACGTCTTGAGCACAATAGTCTTCCATTTCTTGACTCCACTCGCTCCAGTCACTCGTCTTCCCAAACTCACCTTTATATTCCCCTAGTCTGTAGCCATAGGATTCAAGTGAATGTCTTCCATAAAGCTGTAGTGGCATATGTCTCCACTTACGGTTATGGTCTATGTCATAGATATTTGGGTGGTATAAACGTGATAGAAGAAGAGTGTCAACAATACGATTACGGGGAGTGAAATAGTTATATAGTTTGCTAAGAGCCGGGAGATCAAAACCAATAATGTTATGACCAACAAGCGTGTCAGCAACAAGTAACTTACCAATTCCCTCAGAAATGGAGTATTTGTTATTACCTTTTTCATCGTTGTAAGTTTCTACTGTATCAGTTGTAGAGTCATATATCGCTAAGCAATGAATACGTGTTAAATCGTGCAATAGACCATTAGTTTCTAGGTCAAACACGAGTGTCATTTTTTCATCCACTTAAACGTTCTGTCTACAAACTTTGCTTTCTTTTTTGCCAACTCGCTGGGTGGCTTTGGTTTATTTAGTTTTGGTGCTTCCTTAGATTGTTCGTACCAAGGATGCTCATAATCGCTATCTTCAAAAATCCGTGGTTTCGTTGGTTCCACGTAGAAAGGATGGTTCTTCAGCATCATTCTCACTAAATCTGCAGTTGGATAAGTCATATGAAAGTGTACAAGCTACGCCTGTCTCGCCTGAATAACGGTTCTTAAGGACTCTAAGAGTCGTATCGCTTCCTCCCTCTGTGGACTGTTGGTCTCGTTCAAGTCCAACAACCGCATCTGAGATTTGAGATATACTATGAGATCCCCTAAGTTGTGAGAGAGATACTCGTCCTCCCTCTTCATGTGATTTTCTATCATTACTAGATCTTCTTAAGTGACTAACTAGAAATAGAGTTATACCTGTACGTTCAACTAAACTTCTTAGACGAGTCATCGTCTGATCAATCATTCGTCTTTCATCTCCATCAAGACCACTCAATAATATACTAAGGTGATCTAAGAATATAATACGACACTCCAATCCACTGGCAAGGTATTCGATCCGATTGTAAACCACAGACGGGTCAAAACTACCAAAGCCATCAAACATGTAGAGATTCCAATTAGCAATGGAATTACGAAAATGCTCTTCAAGTTCTTTTTCACTATGTTCACCTATATGTAATGGTTTGCCTACAGCTGTAGACATAAGACCTAAAGCTGTCTGTCTATTACTTGCTTCAAGGTCCAAGAATCCAACCCGTTCCCCTTTGTTGAGAAGGTGAGTTGCGATCTCA